ATGAACAAGGTAATCTTTTTTTACTTGATGACGATGCACATAAGGTAGGATTAAATATTCCAAAGAGAGATCCATACTTTACAGAGTGGGATCAGAACAATTATGGTAAAGCTGAGTATCCTGCAGAGACAGGTAATGTAATTATATTTCCATCTATGATGTTTCATGAAACTGGAAAGAACACAAAAGACGTGCCTCGAATATCTATATCAGGAGATATAATGTTGACCATGAAAGAAGGTATTAAATCTGAACATAATATACCTTCTCCTGCGACTTGGAAGAAGCTCTAAAATGATGTAAAATAACATTATGCCATTAGCTAATGTAAAAATAGTACCAGGAATTAATAAAGCAGATACCCCATCAGGAGCAGAAGGACAGTGGATTGATGGAGATTTTGTTAGATTTAGATATGGCCAACCAGAAAAAATAGGTGGCTATACAGCTATTGGACAAGAAACTATTTCTGGACCAACACGTGCTCAACATACTTGGACAGATTTAGAAGGAAATAGATACGCAGCACTTGGTACTTCAAAAGCTCTATATATTTATTATGAAGATAAATTTTATGATGTAACACCTTTAGCAACAGCTTTAACAGGAGCAACTTTTACATCTACAAATGGATCTAACACAGTTACAATAAATAAAACAAGTCATGCTTTAGATGTTGGAGAATATGTAACATTTACTTCGGTTACTTTACCAGGTGGTGGAGCTACAGGTTTTACTGTAGCTAATTTTCAAGATTTAACTTATGAAGTTTTAACTGTACCAAATGCAAACAGTTTTACAATTCAAATGCAAACAAATGAATCTGGTTCAGGCATGACTGCAGCAGGATCTGCAAGCATTAATGCTTACGAAGAAATTGGTCCTACAATACAAACATATGGTTATGGTTGGGGTACTAGTACATGGGGTACAGTTGGTTGGGGTTCTGGAACAACAAGTTCTACAGTAATACTTGATCCTGGAACATGGTCTTTAGATAACTTTGGACAACAATTAATAGCAACAGTTAAAGATGGTAAAACATTTGTATGGAATCCTGGAGTTTCAAATCCTTTGGAACAAAGAGCAGTAGTTATGACAGGCGCTCCAACGGCATCAAGATTAACAATAACATCAGACAGAGATAGACATGTAGTTCATTTTGGAACTGAAACAACAATAGGAGATACTACAACGCAAGATCCTATGTTTATTAGATTTAGTGATCAAGAAAACTTTAGTGTTTATCAACCAACTTCAGTAAATACTGCTGGAACATTTAGACTTGATACAGGTAATAAGATTGTAGCAGCTGTATCTGGTAAAGATTATAATTTAATTTTAACTGATCAAGCAGCATATACGATGCAGTTTGTAGGTCCACCATTTACTTTTTCTATAAGACAAGTTGGATCAAACTGTGGGTGTATTGGACAACACGCTACTGTATATGCAGATGGTAAAGTATTTTGGATGGGGGCAGGGGGAGGATTTTTTGTATTTGACGGTACAGTTAAATTACTTCCGTCACTTGTAGAAGATTTTGTGTTCACGACCACCGGAACAAATGTAGGAATAAACTATTCTTCAAATGAAATTATATATGGTTCACACAATTCTTTGTTTAATGAAATTGTGTGGTTTTACCCATCAGGTACTCCTTTAGGTAATCCAGCGGTTCAAAACAATAGAGCTGTAGTTTATAACTATGTAGAAAATAGTTGGTCTACCATGTCATTAGCTAGAAGTTCATACGCAGATGCTAGTACTTATGATGTGCCTTATGCAACTGAATATTCTTCTAGTGGCACTCCAACAATTTCTAATTTAAGTGGTGCAACAAATACTTTTGGAGCATCTACTTATTATGCTCATGAAGTAGGTAATAATGAAATAGCATTAAATGGAACAGAAACAGCTATACCTGCGTACATACAATCAGGAGATTTTGATTTACCTACAGAAGGAGATGGAGAATATATGTTAAGAGTAAGTAGATTTTTACCAGATTTTAAAAACCTACAAGGTAATGCAATTGTCACAATATTTTTAAAAGAGTTTCCTGTTGATACAGGATCTTCATCTCAATTAGGGCCATTTACTATTACTTCTAGTACACAAAAAATAGACACAAGAGCTAGGGGTAGACTTGCAAATATTAAAATACAAAATAATGCTGTTGACGAAACTTGGAGATTTGGTACATTTAGAGCAGATGTAAACCCAGATGGAAGAAGATAATGGCTAAGATAAATGTATATGTACCAGAACCACCACAAGAATATAGTGTGGAAGGATTTAGACAAATAAACCAAGGTCTTGCAACTATTGAAAATCAATTAAATACTTCATATCAACAAGACTTGAAAAACGAACAAGATTCGTTTAATTACTTTATGCAATGACAATAAGATATAAAAGCGAAACATTTGATTTAACAACTACTAACGTTACACCAGTTTTAACGTGCCCTAGTGATGCAACTATTATTGTAAAAAGTATACAAGCAGTGCATGACACTGCAAGTAATGTTGATACTCATGCAATAGTAACTAAATCAGGTGGATCTGCTGTAAAAGTATCTTATTCAGAACTAAATAAAGCAACTGTAAATATGGTTAAAGGGTCTCTTAATTTAGAAGCTAGCGATATCTTATCTATGCAAGCAGGTGCAGCTAATGAAATTACTGGTATTGTAAGCTATGCTTTGATAGATCGTTCACAAGAAAATGGCTAGAAAATTTAAAGACTTTGTTGAAAGAGATAAACCTAGAAAGAGACCTAGAAGACACACTAAGAATCCTAACAAAAAAAAGAAGTTGCAGAATAATAAAAAATATAATAGACAAGGACGGAGACAAAAATGAGTGATATAATTAAATTACCAGCAGAAGCAAAAGAAATAGTTAAACACAAAAGAACAGGTAAAGTTTATGCTAATAAAGATGAGTTTGATGCTGATGTTGCTGATCCCAATACTGATACTACTGTGGATGATTTTAGACAAGACCTTGAAATAAAGGTTACTAAAGTTACTATGGGGGCAGAAACCAAAAAGTAATGCAGCCCAGAGGAGCCACAGAGCTACAAATGGAAATGCTTCAAAAGCATGTTTCCAAAGAACTATTAGATCAAGTACAGATATGTACATCTATACCAGGTAAAGTTCCGATAGATCCAGATAAATTAAATATTTTATGGCAAAAAAATTCTTGGGATCAACCTAACCTTCAAAAATTTTTTAAAGATAAGTCACGACACCATGAATACGATTGGTATGTTTTTAATAGTCATTGGAATTATGAAAAATTTAGATATGCTTTTGACATACCTACAGAAAAATCTGTAGTGATAAAAAATGGTGTAGATAGTTTTCCTAATAGAAAAATATACAAAAGAGGTCATGCTATTAAACTAATACATCATTGTACTCCTTGGAGAGGTTTAAATGTTTTATTACGTGCCATGCAAGAAATTGAAAATCCTAATATAAAATTAGATGTTTATAGTTCATGTAAAGTTTATGGATCTGAATTTGAAAAAAATACAGAAAAAGATTTTGAATCATTATATGAACAAGCTAGACAATTACCTAATGTAAACTACATTGGATATAAATCTAATGAACATATACGAGAAGTAATGCCTAGTTATGATATGTTTGTGTATCCATCCATATTTGAAGAAACATCATGTGCATCAGCACTTGAAGCATTAGCTTCTGGTGTACACGTTATTACTAATAACTATGGAGCTTTGTATGAAACTTGTGCAGAGTGGCCTGTGTATATTAATTATTCAACAAACTATGAACAGATGGCAAAAGATACAGCAGGAGCAATTAACATAGCTGCTGATTATTTACATGAAAGTTTTATGCAAGAACATTTAGAAGAACAACAAAAATTTTACAAAAGATTTTATAACTGGGAGAAAAAAGGCATAGAATGGACAAACTTTTTGAAAGGAGCTTTGAGTGAAAGAAACAATAAATAAAGATACATACCAAACATTAAAAGAGGTTGAGGTAAGCCCATACGAAAAAGCTTCTACTCCTATGTGGAAACGGGACACCGGACAACCAAACCATAGTATAATGATTTGTACTCCTTGTCATAGTGATGTGACTATGCATTACACACAAGCGTTATTAGAATTACAACAACTTTGTATTAAAAAAAGAGTTAAGATTACATTTACTTTATTAAAATCTTCTTTAGTAACTCAAGGGAGAAACTTATGTACTTCAGCTTTCTTAGAATCTAGTTGTACACACATGTTGTTTGTAGATTCAGATATATATTTTAAAGCAGAATCTATTATTAAAATGTTAGATTTAGATAAAGAATTAATATCTATTCCTTACCCACTTAAAACAATGATGTGGGATAAGCTTTATGAGAAATGGAATAAAGGTGAAGTTAAAAACCCTGGAGATATACATAGATGGTTAAATACTTATCCTATGAAAGTAGAAAACCCTGAAAACATTAAATTAGATAATGGTGTTATGGAAGTTACACATAGTCCTACAGGATGTATGTTAATAAAAAGAAGTGTGTTTGACAAAATGATTGACAAGTATCCAGATAAAAACATAGTTCAAAAGACTGTTATAAATGGTGAGTATGTAGATAGACCTAACCTATGGAACTTTTTTGATTGTATACATGACCCTGAAACTAAAACTTACATGGGTGAAGATTTTTCATTCTGTAAGCTTTGGAAAGACATAGGAGGTAAATGCTATGTCTATGTCAATGACCCTATTATACATGTAGGAGAACACCAATACGAAGGGTGTTTTCTTGATGAGTTGAAACTAGCCAAGTAAAATGATATTATTATCCATATTTAAAAGAATAAATTATGGATCCATTTACACTAGCACTAGCCACATTTGGCGTACAAAAACTTCGAGGAAAATCAACTAAAAGATCTTTAAGAGATGCTTTAATAGTTGGAAGTTTAGGTCAAGTAGGTGGTATGGCAGGTGTTGGTGGACTATCAGCATTTGGTCAAACAGGAGCTAACACTTTAGCAGGATCTACATTAGGAGCACAGTTTGGTAATACAGCTACTATGACAGGAATAAAAAGTTTATTTCCACAGATTGCGGGAAGTCAAGCAACAAATGCAGCAAACATTGCAAGTTCAGGAGCTGATCCAGGAACAGCAGCAGGTTTAGTTGGTAACGAAGGAAGTTTTTTATCTAATATGATTCCAAAAACTACAGCAGGTAAAGTTGCATTAGGTTCAGCAGTTATTCCTTTACTTGGTGGTATGGGTGGTGGAGATGATATGTCAAACGTTCCGCCAGGCTTTAATAAAAATTATCAAAAACTTATGGAGAGTGGTTTTGCAGGAGGCCCTACAGGTTTTCAAACTAGAGCATACAATGCAGATGGAAGTTATTCAGATACTCCATTAGAAGATAAAAATACTTATCAATCAGTAGAAGCAATACTAGGCGAAGAACAACAACCTACAGGATTAAAAACGGGTGGTATTGCTAACGTTGCAAAATTTAATACAGGTGGACAAGCACTGCCTTCTAAATTTAGTCATGATGAAAAAGATTATAGCAACTATGTAAGAGCTCATGGTTTTGTTGAAGACGGAGCTGGTATGGGTAATGACAATGAAGATACAATGTTAGCTCAATTAGCTGATGGTGAATTTGTTTCTAGATCTGCAGCTGTAAGAGGAGCTGGTATTATTGCAGGAGCAAGTCTTTCAGA